GCAGTTAGATCTAGAAACGCCGTATTGGTGTGGACAGACAATTCTTTACATGCTTTGCAGTTTGTAGGCGCTCCCTTCACATTTTCATTAGTAGAGCTTGGCGCCAATTGTGGTGCTGTTGGTGTGCACTCAGCCGTTGACATCAATGGTGTTGCTTATTGGATGTCTCAAAATTCATTTTATTTATATGATGGTACAGTCAAAAAATTACCATGTAGCGTCCAAGATTACGTCTTTGAAGATTTTAGTATTGCAAATTACCCTGAGACATATGCAGGTATAAATTCAGAATTTAATGAAATAACGTGGTTTTATCCTTCTGCAGCGTCTACACAAATAGATAGAGCAGTTACATATAATTATTTAGAAAAATCATGGCACACATCTAATTTAGATAGAACCACTTGGTCGGATTACGGTGTGTATCAACAACCATACGCAACCAAATATTTTCCTAATAATACAGCTACAACGCCAACTGTCATAGGTTTAACAGATGGCGCAACAACTTTTTACGAGCATGAAGTAGGATTTGATGATGATGGCACTGCTATGACAGCATTCATAACGTCTGGTGATTTTGACATACAAGATGGACAACAAATGCTTTCTATAAGCAGAGGCATACCAGATTTTAAAGATCAAGTAGGGGATGCCACTATAAAATTAGGTTTGAAATCATTTCCTTCAGACACTTCAACTGATATATCAAGAACAATAACCACAAATACAACTAAATTTGATTTACGTGGTAGAGGTAGACAGGCGAACGTAGATATACGAAGCACTGATGTAGGTGCTAATTGGCGTTATGGTACGCTAAGACTAGATGTAAAACCAGATGGTGGACGATGATTGATAATCCTTTAGCAGGCCCTCTTGAAGGTACTTTTAATTTATTACAACGACCTGATCAAAATATTGAAAAACAATATTTTTATAATAAAGAATTAAATAAATTATTTAATATGCCAGGGGGTGTAAGAATGGCTGCACCTAAAGGATTTGAAAGTGTAACTAAAAATCAATATGAAGACTTTGCTAGTAAAGGAGCTACTCTTCAAGGAGCTACTATGTTTAATGATGCATTTGGTGGCGGTTATAATCTTGATCTTCCTAGATTAACTTCTGGGCCAAACTCGGGACAGGTGGATAGAAATTCACCAGAATTTTTATATTATTATGGAGATCAACAAAAAACAATACTACCACCTGTATCTTTAGGACCGACGATGCCCACCCAAGAAGAAGGCATTCCAGGGGCTTCTGGTTCCAATGTACCTTTAAATAACTTTCCAGGAAATCCAAATCGTAAACCACTAGATTTATTTGCAGGGAGACCTGTTTTAACTGGCAATGAAGAAAGAATAGGTGGAGTAGGACAAGATATTTTTGGTAATAATCTCACAGAAATACCTGTGCCCTCTGCACCGCAAAACAATCAATTTCAAGGTTTTGATGATAGGTTGACAAAAATAGAAGAGGGTATAGCTAGTCTATTACAAAATAGAGGACAACAATTTAACTTTGGTATGCAACCACGCTTTGATTTTGGTATGCAACCTAGATTTAACATGAGTGGATTAGGATATTTTTTTAATCCTCAAGGAGGTTTTTATGGCTAAAATTGCAACAACTAGACTACCTGACTCAACACCAGAATACGAACCATCACAATTTGATGCTCTTATTCGTGTGTTAGAGCAGATTACGCAACAATTAAACTTTGGATTTCAACAAGATATAAAAGATGAATCCACAGCAAGGAGTTTTTTCCTTGGCGGATAGTTTTAAAAGTTTTTCTAAGACCGCAACAGGGTCGAATACAGCTGTTTACACAGTTCCTACAGCAGATTCAGGTGCCGTTCCACCTGTTTTACCTACGACAGCTATTGTGAAAAGCATTAGATTATCTAATCAAACAGGCGGTGCAGTAACAACTACTGTAGCTGTATTAGATTATGATGCTAGCTCACCATTAGAAATAGAATTATACAAAGATAGTTTAGCAGATGGTACAGAGTCAGAAATTCTAACACATCCTGTTGTTTTAGAGCAACAAGATGCTGTTAAAATACTTGGAAATGGTGTAAAAATATTAGTAAGTTTAATGGAGATTACGTAATGTCAGATGAAAATATAGGTAAGAAAGTACAAGACGCTGAACAAATTGGCACAGAAAAAGTTGGTGATAAAGAAATACCAATTTTAAAACCTGAAGTTTACGTAAAAATTTATTGTTCTAATTGTAACGCTGAAGTTGATGATGAGGAGAAGGCTACTGGTAATTGTAACGACTGTGGTAAACCTTGGGCCGAATCAAAGGCCAAGGATGTTACCATTCGTGTCGTTAAAATGCCTGAAGTTTTTGGTGACGGCGGAGAACTCTAACGATTCTCACACTCGCACGTTTCACAGCGATGTTTTTCTGAATCGCTTAGGTGTCTTTCTAAATCTCTTTCTGCTGCTAATAATCTTTCGTGATATCTACTCACCTTATCAGCAAGGTTAGCTATAGCGCTTAAATATTCTTGTTCTGTCATATAATCTCCTGTTGATTGTTAATTTCGGTGAGAAAGTAATTTAAACATGTTTTGAATGAAATCAACAGAACTTTTTAAAATTGTTTTCTTGACAACTACGTTGCCTCTGAATAAGCGACCTGTAAATACTCTATTTTTGATACCCAACCTCTTGGTATTGCAATCGCACCGCCACCGTGATTATCGTCTTTATCAGTGCACCAAGAGCGCATAACAACTATTTTTTGATGATTACTAATAACCATGTATCCTACTTCTTGACACACGGCTAACGGAGCATTAAGTATGTCTTTTATAGGCAACCAGCCTGTTTCTGTATCACGGGCGTCTAACCACGTCACACGGACCATAGGCACCTTTGTAATATCAAAGCTCATTTCTAGTTGCACATTAATAGAAATTTGCCTATAATTATACGATTAATTAGGCTTAATCTTCAAGGCCAGCCTCCTTGCTAC